CTACTCTAATTGTTCCCGGGCTATCTAATTTGAAAATTCCGTCTTTAATTATTGTTCTTGCTGACATTTTAAAAAATTATTGTATTATATATTAAAAAAAATAATTTTTTAAATTAAATATATTGATTTGTAAGATTAACTACGAGCTCGTCAGGACTAATTCCTTGCGAATGTATTAAATTATTATATTCATCAGTGTCTAAATCTGTAAAAGAAGCACGACAAACAACATGACGGCCACAAGTTGCGACATTTGGATTATATGATTGATGCTGATATTCATTAAAATAAATAGGTTTTCCTGTTTCGTATAATTCACTTATTAAATAAGGGTTTTCTTGGTGCAATTGTTTTAATGTTTTTTTCGTTAATCCTTTCTTCCATGCTTTAGCATCTGGTTTATTTCCGTATGAGTCGTAACAATGGATGCCTTGCTCACTACCACTTGTTTTTAAAAAACATAAACACCAATGACCGTATGTTTCTTTTTGTCTAACTAAAAATACAACCGCTTTTGATGGACTATTTCTTAATACATTCATTACCCCTTTTTTTATTAGTTCTGAGTATGGCATTACCGGAATTTCGTTGTCCAATAGATAGCTTATTTGTTCGTCTGTGAGTGAGATATTCATTTATTGCGATATAAGAAAATAAAATATATTTAAATTCTCTCATTATTATATATATAAATATATATTTAAAAAAAATGATAATAAATATTACAGCATCACCTAAAAAAAATAAAAGATTTCGTGTATATATCGCATTGCATAGCGGTCGCATAAAACACTATGACTTCGGCGATGCCTATGCTAATGGCACATATATTGACCATCACGATAAAAATAAAAGAATGGCTTATATTTCAAGGCATCTCGGTAATTTAAGCGAAAAAAGATTAATTGATAATTTAGTCCCAAGTCCTGCTTTATTTAGTATGGCTTTATTATGGGGAAGATATGATAATATTGAAGATAATATAAGATATTTAAATCAATTATGGCATGAAAAGCACTCATAAATTATCTTCTAACATTTCAACCGCTTCTTTTTGTGCTCTTTTTTTGTCAATTATTGTCCTCTTTTTTAGAGCTTTATCAACTTCGTCATAATCATAAATACAGCCGCGTTTTTCACTGATTAATATCTGCGGCGCAGAAGTAAGAAGAGCAACCCAACGTCCCCATCCTTCAGCTTTTAACGCGTTTCTCATTCCTTCATGCATTCCTAGGTGGTGATGTAAAAAATATGTTGTATTTCTCGATGATGAAAGTTTCGGAAACCATACGGCAACGTTTAGCTCTGTCAATATCATTTTTGTTCTTTTAGAATCAGCGCTTCGGTGTGATATAAAAATACACGAAATGCCACGCTTTCTACCACGTGTTAATACTGCATCCATTACACCCTGCAGTGCTCGCTCTTTTTTTTTATCTGTTATCTCGCAATCATCAAAAATCACGATTGCGCGGCCTTCTGGGTTTGTGAATTCATCTAAATCTGGGGGATCATCTGCGAATTCATCATCTATTTTAATATGTCTATGCGGGAAATCATAGGCTGGATCTTCGACATCATCGGCTGAAATAATAGTTATATATTGAGGGTCTGGATGAAACATTTCAATAAATACTTTGCAGTAAGAACCCGCAAATGTTGATTTACCGCACCCTTGGCCTCCACTTATAAATATGGTATGAACGAGGTTATCCCTTGTTTCTGGGCATAATGTAAAATGTAATTCTTTAGGTAATTCAATTAATTTTTCGCCTCTCTCATCTTCGCTAACTTTTAATAATCCAATAGGTGATTCATCCCCTTCTTGAACAACCGCAATAGGTCTTAATCCTATTTCTTTTTTACCTAATGGAGATAATAATAATGACATTTTTTACTTGTAAATATTTTATTTAAAATATAATATATATATATAAATATAATAATATTTAAATAAAATAATGAGTTCGCCTTCTGTTTTTTCTCTAGAAGTTAATCTTTCAACATTAACAAATGGATTATCTAATGTTTCAAATCAAGTTAATAGAGCAGGAGTTATTCTTCAAAATCCGAGTGATTACTACGTTTCCGTTACTCGCATGATCATATGCACAAATAGAATTCCGTTATGGCAACCACAATTAAACACCGACTCACCGTATAATGACGGATATAACACTATTTACTCGGTTTATCTTACTTATCAAGGTTTTAATTCTGGTCAAGTATTTTTAAGAGTAATAAATGATGATGAAACCGTATTACCTCCAAAAACTCCGGTTACATCACAGCCAATTAATGGGTGGGGAAATGTATTTTCATATGATACAATCGCTCAAATGGTTAATACAGCATTAACAACCGCGTATAATGCATTAAATATTGCAAGTGGTAATGTTTTACCAGTTGACCCTCCATATATGACTTGGAATTCAATAACTCAATTATTTTCTATGAATTGTCCTATTATGTCTTTTTATGATCAGTCGACGGGTTCAGATGTTGTTAATATTTATTTTAATAATTGTTATAGACCATATTTATTAGGTTGGGCGATTAATATATTATCAAATTCAACAACAACACCAAACGGACAAGATGTATTATTAGTTATTGCAAATAATGGAATAAATTATACACCACAAAATAACCCTCCTTCATTTTTTCCAATAGACCCTTCAACTTCTGCACTTCAAATGTCACAAGATATTTCGAGTCCATGGTGTTTTCTTGCATTATCTAAAATTCAAGTTGTAACAACATTACCTCTTGCATATCCTACATTATCAGATTTACCTCTAAATTTAGTTGGTTCTGCATTTAATAACCAAGTCACACCTATTTTAATGGATTTTCTCGTTAATTATTCACAAGGTGGCGCAAGTAGTTTTCAACAACCTATTTCATATAGTGCAACATCTGATTTATATTCATCACCTATAAAGATGGGCGGTTCTTCACCTATAACAAATTTTGCTATTGGTGTATACTGGCAGAATTTACAAGGGCAATCTATCCCGTTGCAAACATGGGGACTTCGTAATTGTTCGTTAAAATTGACATTTACGCATAAAGATATTATTGAAGGTAAAAATAATAAATAATTTACATGTAAATAAAGTAAATAATTAGTAAATAAATAATATTTATTTAAAAATTTATTTTTTTTACTATATAAACCATTAATAATTTTTAACAAAAATTCAATAATTTATTATGATGAAACTCGCAAAAGCTATTGATAGTCGCGTTGACCTTTCAGAGCCGACTCTCGTCGTTTTTGAGTCGGTACCCTCTGTACAGTACTATACAGCCGTCCCGCCCTCGCCCTCGCTTTCCCCGAATATTGTCATTCCAGTTACGCCAAACATGGGATTATCGCGTTCTTTGACATTTAACGCACAGATGACTTTTACAATCACAGGTACAAATTTAAACCTATTCACCGAGCAACAATGCCTAAGTCTTCGCGCATTTCCAATTAATCAATCGCTCCAAAATCTAAATATAATGCTAGGCACCAATGGCATTCAGCTTGAGCCGTATAAATACATCTCCGCATTTTTACAGCTTAATAATGACAGTTTAGCACAAAGACAAAATCAATCCGGCACAGCATCAGCTCCTGATCTTGTCACGAACTACTCCGATATTGTAGGTACTGTTGGCTCGCCATTTGCTAATGGTTTAGATGAAAATCAAAGTAGTTCGATTAATAGTTGTAGAACAAAGCAACTTTCAAATTTTATTGTAAGTAATAACAATACAACGCTAACATTTACAGCGAATATTTATGAGGATTTAATCGCTTCTCCTTTTTTATATAACGCAACAGTTGATCCACAAAAAGCAATTTTTAACCTAAATAATGTTAATATTACTATGACATTTAATAATCTTCAAAGAATGCTTTCATATGCTGTTCCAAATGGTGCAACTGTTACCGGTGTTGATGGTGTTTTCGATTATCAAGCTATTCTTTGTCAATTTGTCACTCCTTTCGGCATGTCATTAGCAAATCGAACTATGCCGACATCATACAATTATTCATATATTCAATCAACTGATACCACTATTGCAAACCTTCCAGCTGGTGCGACTGTTCAAATTTCAACAAATACACAACAACTATCAATTATTCCTGATACATTCCTAATTTATGTTATTCCATCTGATACTTTCATGAATCAAGTTGCTATGTCTGCTTCTTCATTTTTCCTACCCGTAACTAACGTGAATATCAATATAGGGATCCGCCAAAGTGTACTCGGTCAGGCTACACAATTTCA